AGACTTGTCAGGTTTGTGGTGAGGTAAATGCCTAAAAAGTCAGAACAGTCTATAGGCACCGAACAACATCATTGTTCTCAGTGTAATCGTTCTAGCAACCATCTTTTATATGACCATCCTGATGGGCTTGAATTAGAATGTTCTAACTGTAAATATAGATTTTTAGATATTAGAACTGAAACACCTGTATCAAAAGTTGTGAGTAAGCCAGAAACTGTGGGTAAGGTTGATGCCAACGAATCTTAAACACGGAAGTAAGATAACAGTATATGCAAGTGCAGCAAGAACTGCAACGCCAACAGCTGTTGAATTTCTAGTTGCTGATCCTGTAATCCGTGGTGTCATTATTGCTGTTAATGTTACAGCTAATGCAGCTACTCCTAGTGTAGTTCCTACACTGAAAATAAAGGTTGACGGAACATGGATTACACTGAAGGCTTTTACAGCTATTACTAATATAACAGGCAATGGTTTGTATCTCTATCTTATTTATCCTGGTATCTCAGACCTTGGCCTTTCTGGTATAGTTATTGATGAAGTAGTTGCATATCCTATCCCTACTAATTTTGAATTCTCTATGGTTCATGGAGATGCAGACTCCATCACTTATGCAGTTAACCTGGAGTGTCTCAGGTAATCTAAATGGCTAACTTCGAGAAGGACTCTGGTGATATCCTTAGCATGGTCAGCATGCTTGAACGGCATCTGATTCGGGATGGTGCGTTTGATTCTACAAGCAAACCTAGTATAGAACAAGTAGAAGAAGCGCTTGAGGAGACTGAGCAGGAAATCTTTATCTGGCTTGCTGCTGAAGGATACTCAACTGATATAGCTGATTACTCATCTCTAGCTAAACAGTTTATAGCGTGGTATGTGGCACTAGGCGTAGCGTACAGGCTAGAGTTATCTCAACCTGGAATCCAATCCAGTGCTCGTGGTAACAGTAGATGGAGCGTTCTTTATCAACAGTATACTGGACTAAAGGATATAATAGCTGGAGCGGCTCTTACACGTTTAGGGGTTACTCAGACTATAACTGCTCGTTCAATTCTAACAGGTGTAAGTATAGCAGATAAAGCTACGCTTACTGAGGATTCAGATGCTGTACAACCACAGTTTACTCGTGAATTAATGCGTAATCCTAACCGAGCTGGTTCAACTAGTACTCCAATAGTATAGTAATGGATGCAGCATTCAAAGAAGTCCAAGATGCTTTATATGATTTGCTAGATGCACAGACTGCATTCAAATCAAAGGTAGCTAAAAATGACTTTTCTAAAATATATGATACAGGTGATAGTTGTCTTGTTCTGCGCCCTAGTAGTTTTACCTCTGCAGATGATGCCTTCGGTGGTGTCTATGCTGTAGTATGGGATATTATAGTAGAAATATATGAGCCATATAGAGCTAATATAGGGGAGATTGTAGAAAGCCTAATAGATAATAGAGATGTACTTATAGACTTAATTCATCAGAAAATGTATTTAGGTAAAGGTCAGGGAAACTCTATTAAAATACAAGCTGCTAATATTATACAAGGTGGAGATCTAACAGCTATTCTTGCTGACGACGGTGAAACAATTACTCACTTGATGCTTCCAGTGTTAATTCGAGTAGATCAACAAAGGTCTGTAACACTAGAGACATAAAATGGCAGTAGAAGTTCAGATCTCTCTTGTGGGTTTTGATAATGCGATGCGTCGTCTTAGACTACTTGATAGGCCGGAACGTCTAGTACGTGGAGCTAAGTTCTTTGCGCGTAAACGACTTGAAGATGTAGGTGTTAAGCTTATCAAAGAGGAAGCACCTTGGGATACCGGAGCATTAGCTGGTAGTGCTCGATTAGAAGTATTTGAAACTCCGACTAGTCTAGAAGGTTCATTAATATTAGATGCTAAACATGTTAAATGGGTTGTTCGTGGTACTGGTCAATATGGCCCCCAACAGCAATCTATTGTGCCCACACAGAGAAAATATATGACATTCTATGCTACTAATCTAGGTAGAGTCATACGAGCCAGAAGTGTCAAAGGCCAACGGCCAAACCCATTCTTAAAGAATGTAATGAGTGTTCTAAAGCAGAGATTATTAACCACATTGCCAGTAGACATTCGTAAAGATATAGAAGTTACAGTAAGAGAGGGTGCCTAGATATGGCGTCTCCAAGAATTGCAGGCAAGAATGCTAGACTATATGTTGCTGATGTGCCTCTATATCTAGATGCATTTGAAGCTGAAGATCAGATAGAATTAAATCTGGAGGACGGTACACCATTTGGTGCTGATTGGCGAGAGATGACTCTCATTGATGGGCAGATATCTCTTTCTATCAATGCTTTCATGGATACCAAGCGTCCCCCTGATTTCACTGCTGACTATGTAACAGATAGAGCCTATTGGGACACTGCTATAGATGGTTCAAATAATATAAAGGCTAATCCTAATGTGCCAATAATATTTGTTCCAGGAGCTTCCGCACTCAGAGGAGACCCTGCTAAATTCTTAAATTGTATTCTAGGCTCTCTTAATATCAATACTCCTAGATCTGGTTTAGGAAAACTCCAGGGGCGTTTTGCAGCATCTGGTCAGTATGGTAATGGATTTATCATAGCCCAGGTAGAACAGTCGTTCACTGGAGGCGTGGAGACATTCATACCAACATCAGGAGGAACTGACATAAAGGTTGCTGGTACATTAGGTACAATGGCTGCTTTATGTGTTTATAAGAAATCAGGTTCTTCTAGTTTTACTATTAAGGTACAGGACTCAACAACGTCAGGTGGCTCATATGGAGACGCAATAACATTTGCTGCTTTTACTGCAGTTGGGGCACAGTTCAAGAGAGATGTAGTAGATGCAGGAAAGCAGTTCCATCGTGTTTCCGTCTATGGAGATGCTACTGAAACATTAGGGCTTATCATCGTTTCGACCAATATATAAACAGGAGGTAAGATGAGAAATGGCTAGTACACGTATTGTTGGTAAAGATGCAGTATTTAAGGTTGCTGCTGACACTGGTGCTGTCGTAGATATCTCAGCAGATGGCAATGAGATAACTCTAAACCTAGAACTTAATAATGAAGACGGCACTGGCTTTGGTGTAAGCTGGAGAGAGTTTACACTGATTGATGGTACATTCTCTATAGATTATGCTTCATGGTATGCCACTGGTACTGGTGTTATTGATGAAGTTCTGATGGGTGGGCCAACAATGGCTACCCTATTCGCTAAGAGGCTATTTGAGTTTCATCCTAACGGTATTGGGCCATCATCTACTAAGCCTAAATACTCTGGTTCTGTTTTCTTAGCATCAGCACCTATCTCCGCAAACCGTAGCGGTATTACTACTATGCGAGCACGTTTTAGTGGCGCTTCACAACTAGCAAGGGCGGTAGCTTAATATGGCTCAGGAACAAGCTGAATACTCTGAGGCCGAGGATAGTGTATCTATTACTATAGATGATGTCAGGTATACACTTGCTAGAGAACTAACAGGTGAGCAATACCTAACGCTAAAACAAAAGGCAGTCAGATCTGTCAGTAATGGTACGTCTGAAATTGATGAGTCTAAGCTAATAGTTGATTCTGATCAGTACAATCTTTGGAGTCTAATACTACGCCTTACCGAACCTGAACTAACTCCAGATCAGATAAAGGCTCTCAAGCGCCGAGTATACCAGCCTCTTATGCTATTGTCTACTAGACTTGATATAGAGGAGGCAAACAGCATTGGTGATTTTTTATCCGCCAACTCACAACGCTTCCAGCCATCACAATCGAACTTGGAACCTTACTCAGACTCCCCTCCGGCTATATCAGAAGTCTCGATAGAATAACAGCCAAACAAGCGACAGATGATCTTTTCAGGGCTCCTCTTGACGAAATGAGCCCTGATACGGTATCGCGTACTTGGGGTAATTAATTCATGGCACCTGCTGGTGGTGGCTCCTTAGATCAAATTCAAATTGACCTGGTTCTAAATACTATTGCTCAGACGCAACAGTTACAACAGTTCACTAGATATTTAGAACAACTAGGTAAAACTGCTACACAACAACGTACTGCTTTAGGTCAGTTTGGAGCTGGATCGGCGGCGAGCTGGAAAGACCTTAATAGATCTGGAAAAGAATTAAGCAAAACTTTACAAGAAGGATTTGGCCCTAGATTTATTTCTAGTATGGGCCAGGCTAATTCTGCTTTGATACGTATTGGTACTACTTTAGGCCAGTATGGAGCAAAGGCAGTAGAAACAGGAGAGATAAGCAAAGCGCAAGCTGTTAATTTCCAAGCTTTATCAGGCAGTATATCTGGTATTGGAGTATCTGGACAAGTTTCTGTAGCTTCACTCCAGAATCTAATTAACCAATTAAATCAAATCAAAGTCAATACTGTAGCTGGTCGTTCAGCTATAAATGCTTTAAATCTTGAGCTTCAAGGCTTACAGGGGCAAATCCAACGTATAGAAGTAGAGAAGAATCTTGTTCAGCCTCTTACTGGTGCTGCTGCCGCAGGCCAAGGCTTACTACTTAGTTTCTCCCTTGCTCAAGCACTAGCTGGTCGGCTTTCAGGAGCCTTGTTTGGTCTAGGCTTCGCTCTTATCTTCACTAAGACTGGATTCTTAAATCTAGTAACTGTTCTAACTGCCCTTGGTGCTACGGCTCTTACTATCGGACTAGATAAACTCCAAAAAAGTTTAAAGCATGAGGTTAAGCCTGCAGCTGATATTGCTAATGAAGCTTTAGAGCGATTCAAAAAACAACTAGAAGCTATACAAGCATTATCTGATATTGAACTTCCTGATGCGCCTGATTGGGCTATGCCTGATGTAAAGGAACAGATTATAGCCAACAGACAACTAGGACAATCATTAGTTGAACTAGCTAGACAAGGTGAGCCAGTCGGTCCAGTATTTCAGGAGATGGCTGATGAGCTATCTCATATGCCAGATTCGCTACGGGAGGCTCAACATTGGGGAGATACATTCCAAAGATTTTCTACAGAAACCTCTGCCTTTATGAAAGAGGCCACAAGATCTGTTGAACAGGGAATACAGGACATACTAGATGATTTTGCACGAGCTGACGCTCTCGAATTAAGACTTCAACCAATAGAAATAAAACGTGATCAGATTAATGCAGCCTTTGATGCTCAGAATGATGCACTCCAAGAACAGCTTAGTCAAGCTGAAGATACTATACGCGCAGCAGGTGAATCCCAAGTTGATGCGCGTCGTCGTGCGTTACGTGATGAAGTTGATGCAATTCGAGAAGGATATGACGCACAAACAGACGCTATTCGTGAAAAATTAGAGAATCAACTTGAAGCTATACGTAATGCATCTGAAAAACAAGTAGATGCTATACGTGATAATCTAGATAAGCAGCTAGAACTTATAACAGATCAGACTGATATTAAGATAGAACTAATACGTAAGAGTGCAGAAAAAGAAATAACTGCTAACAAAGATAAGATAGATATACTTCAAAAACAGGAGCGTGAGTTAACTCAAACCTTATCAGCACTTCGGAATAGACGTGAGGAAGTTCGTGCTGATATTATTGGACAAGAAGCACAATTAGCAGCTATAGAACGTGATGCTAGAGCATCTGGCATTCTTGCCTTAGAAGAACAAGGAATTATTAAGGCTCGTATAGAAGGTCTTAAAAAGGAAGATGCAGCCTTATCAGGCACTATATCTAATCGTGAAAAGAGTCTATCATCCATAGAAGCTCAAATAGATAAGATAGAAGCCTTAATAGATAAAATAGAAGAAACAAGAGATAGGTCTATTAAGGCTGCTAAGGATGAAGCTGATCGTCGTCAGCAGATTGCTCGTGATGCTGCTGAAGCTGAGATTAAGGCTGCACAAAATGTTGCAAGAGAGCGTGAAAAGGCAGCACGTAAAGCTTCTGATGCTCATATAAAAGCAGTTAATAATGCTCGTGATGCTGCTATACGAGCTGCTAATGATACTGCTGATGCTGAGATAAAAGCAGCGCAACGTTCTATTGATAATAGAGTCAAACTATTCCAGGCTGCTGGTAAACGTATAACTGATGTGCTTAAGCCAATCAAGGATTTTCAGCTTGCTATTCTTGACGCTCAAGAAAAACAGATTCATAAAGCTGATAGATTAGCAAATAGTTTAAGAGAGCAACTTAAAGTTCTAGAAGTTCAGGCTCAGATTGAACTAAGTAAAGCTTTAGTATCAGGATTAAGTCAAGGAGACTTAATTCCATTTAGTAGTGGTGCTGGATTTACAAATGCATGGATTATTGGAGAGCTTCGTAGAATACAGCCTGGAATCTCAAATGAAGTTCTTCGAAATCTTGGTTTAGTTAACCGCCAGCTAGGAGGAATAGTTCCAGGTGCAGTAGGCCAACCTAGATTAATTATGGCTCATGGTGGCGAAGAAGTTAAACGGCCTGATCAACGGCAATTATCAGCTGGTAGTCCTGTTATTATTATTATTGAGAATCTTAATGTTAATGATCCATCTGATATGAATAAGTTAGAGCGTGTACTTAATGAAAGCCTGGGTCGAAAGACGCAATTAGCTATTCGCTCCAGGCGTTTTATGATGAGATAGGTTATGACTGCCAAACTAATACTTAAGTCAGAAGATACGTTTAATACAGATGTGGTAGATTTTATTACTGCAGGAACAGGTTATGTTCTATTATCTAAAGGCATAGAAATTCCTGTTCCTAAAACTAAAAGTTCTGTATTAGAAAATCCTGGTCTTGGTGGAGAACGTATTTTTAATAAGCATTACTCTAATAGAGAGATTGAAATAGAATTTGATATTAGAGTGGCAAACCATGATACTCTGTTAGATCGGGTTCGGGCCATTCAGAGATTAATAGATAAAGCTATTGAGAATTCGCAGAGTAGTCGTGGAGAAAGAATATATTTAGAGTACAAGTTTGATGATGCAGCTACGCCTGTTTACTTTATGGTTCTAGATGGTTTCTTATCTTTAGGGAATCTAGCGGATATTACAGCCCACAGGGATCATAATCTTCGTAATAACAAACTCACACTAATTTGTGAGCCATTTGCACGAGGATCATTAACTCCTATCAAATTACGTAACTTATTAATAAATCCTGGATTTGAATGGAATCCTACTGAATCAGGCAGAGATTCAGGCAAATATATAGTTATTGATGCGAATACTAAATATCTGAGTCATGCTACAGCAGGTAATTTTAAGCCAACTTTCAGCCCTTATGTACTATCTGTCGGTTGGTGGGTGAAACGTGGTGCATCTGGTGGAACGGGTGATGATGTAATTGCTATATGTGGGCATACTACACCCTCTTGGAAGCTATGGATAGATGCGTCTGACTTACCAAGGTTTTCTTGGTGGAATGCTACAGGGGTTGAAAAAACCATAACAGGAACAGGTGCTATTGCATTAGGCAGTAATCCTGTTTTCATTGGTGTTTGTATGTACAGCACTGATGGAACAGATGTCGTTTCTGTTCTAATTGTTAATGGATTAGTTGTTGGTATTCATCGAGACGCTTCTCCCACAGCTATGAGAACGCCAGTTGGTGAATTTAGGGTAGGTCAACTAGATTCAACAAATTGGTTTGAAGGTAATATATATAACGGTTTCGTTGCTGTTAATATTAATATCTTACCTTTTCAAATAGTAGATATATACTTATATGGATTAGACCATTTGACTGGCAATGGTTTATATACTGAGAACTATTGGGCGCTTTCATCTACTTATCTTAAAGGCTTGTGGATGAATGAA